GTCATTCCATTCTTTCCTCAAGCAACAGTCTAAGTTCAAAGCTACACCTGGTTTCGCTGCTTCTGTCAACTATGGGCAACAAATCTTGGCTAATGAGGCTTCTGCTTCCGCGACCTTCGGAACGACTGCTGGGATTTTTTACAAGCGCACCGCTCATTTTATGCGTGACACTTGGATCCCTGACTTCGGGATGTCTGATGACGAGTTGTCCGAGAAGTGCCGTCTTTCTGGACTGTTGGATCGATTGATGGAACGTAATGTGCAAATAGATGTTAGTAAGCAGGATTCTTCCCACACTGCTGAAATCGTGTTAGCCTTCTGCATGTGGTTAGAGTTCATCGGCTACTCTCCTGAGCTGGTCGAGCTTTATTTCGCTTGGTGCAGTTCCTACGCCGTTGTTGCACAGGACAGTGGGCTATACTCCGGACGCATTTGCTTCAACCTCGGGTCTGGTGATCCCTTTACTTTGGGTCGCAATTTTTTCCAGTTCTCCGCGACTTTCTGCACACGTTACGAGCATGCAGATACTGCTGAGGGAGTTGAAAAGGGGGATGATTGGACTGGGATCCTTGATGATCTCACTCCTCATCCACTTTCCGTGCTGCCTGGGACTGCCAACGTCGTGTTCAAGATCGACATCAACAAGACACCATATCATGCCGGTCGGTTCATTACTGCTGAAGGGTTTTTTGTTGATCCGATCCGCGCTTTTGCCAAGCATTTCACCCGCGTGATTGACCCGAATGTTCCTACTGCCGAGTTGTATCAATCCTACATCTCGCGCGCAACCATCTGGCCACCTGCAGTCATGGAATACCTTCGGTACGCCTTGTTGGATCATTATCCTGACTTTGACGGCGAATCTGTTGATGTTGTATTACGAACTGCTGTCCATTTGCGGGACAAGCGGTTCTTTTATTCAACTTCCACCTATCACGTGCCCCGCCCCATCGTCATCAATGAAACGCTTGATTGTGCAGTTGCAGTCTCCAAAGCACTCTTCCCCACACGGCCAAACCATTTCCATCGGCGTTTCCGCGGTTGCAGTCAAATGATGCTTTATGATCGACTGGCCTCTGTCACTTCCGTCCCAATCCGGCTGATCCCTGATTCCATTGCTGTGCCACCACATCTCATAGGCATTTTCATCACCCCAACTCATGTCTTCGCCCACCTCTCTCCTCATCTGACCCATCCATATGTGGTCAGACAATCATAATTTCTCGTCCTTTGTTACTCTTAACGTTGTACTACCAATTTCTCTTTTCTCCTTTTCATTATTCTTTTCAAAAGATCCTAGCAATGACCTTTAATTTCCGTGATCCCCAGCCAATCATGTCTTTCAACGTCTTTGTCGAACCACTGTTTTCACTTGATTCCGATTCTTTCGGTGAATGCACTGACCCCACCAATAATCCGTCCCTCTCCGCCTGGAGAATGACATACAACGAGATCGTCGTTGTTAAGATTATCATGAAGGTCAAAGTTTACGCTGGCGCCGATCGAAACATCCGTTTCGGTCTCATGCGTTCCTTGGCTGCTCCCCCAACCACTTCTGCGAGTGTCTCTCGCATCCCTTATCTCCACGATGTGTCCTCCGACACTCGTACCGCCCGCACCTATACGGTGGTTTTTCATCCTTCTGGCAGCGATCTTGCTGAAGGAAATAAAATCACCGTCGGTGTTCCAGGGCTTGAATGGGATCTCAAACAAACTGCTATCCGTGCAGGTCATCCACACACTTGCATCTTGTATGATGATGCAACTGCTGGAACTGTTGCTGCGCCAGCAACGACCATTGCGGACGGTATTGTTGAGTACCATTGCCAACTCGGAGGTATCGGGCCGGGATATTGATTTTATTTTTCATTAGCTATACCGTCGCGCTCTTCGGAGCTTGTATATTCATTTGCGTTTTCAACCGGCCACTGCAATAAAGCCACGTACGGTCCACATGGAGTTTCTTAGTAAACAT